GCGGCGAAGCGGAAAAAAAGTAAAAACATTTTTTAAAAAAAAATGAAAAAAAAAATGAAAGTTAAGCAACTTGAATTTACATTCATCCCTTTTAGAATAAAATGGGATGATTGGATTAAGTTCTTGGATACGTTTGAGTATCCAAAAAAGAGAAAAAAACACTAAATACCTTACTTGATATATTTAGTGCTGATTGACACCATGTTGACAATCAGAAAAATATAATGTATATTTACAAAAACTTAATCGTAACATTATGGTATCTGTTATAAATCCGTGGACAATGCCTTTAGTTCTATCAGGATTACAGGCTGCAGGGCAGTTCGGACTCTCTGCGTATTCCAATTGGCGTGATCGCAAAATGTGGAGAATGCAAAACGAATACAACAGCCCTGAGGCACAAATGCGAAGGCTAAAAAAGGCAGGTTTGAACCCACATTTGGTGTATGGAAATGCACAAATAGTAGGAAATTCAGTTGGTTCAAGACCTTCTACACAAACTCCTCAAATAGATATTGGAAATATCTTAAATTACCTCTCCCAATCTCAGGAGATAGCCTATAAAAAGGCTCAAACTCAATACGCTGAACAGAAGGAGCGTGAATCTATCGCTAATGAGCGATTAATAATTGAAAGAATTCCTACTGAATGGACAAAGCAAGATGTTCAGTTCAGAGAAGCGTCAAAAAAGAATGTAGAAACGGGAATTCTTCAAGGAATGTACCCACTCCAACATGATAAATTACAAATGGAGTTAAACGAGATCATGCCGTTAATTGTAAAAAAATACGGTAGTCAAGCGGCTGATCTTGCTTGGAAAGTAGCCGAACAGAACCCCGCTAATATTGAGTTAATTTACGAAACAATTCGTAATATAGAATCTCGTACTGGCTTAAATGCTCAAACGTTCGAGGCATCAGAGAACCTCGGAGGATACAATCAAGGTGCTGTTATGGCTTTCATAACTGCTCTACTTAAAATGATAGTAACAAAATAATTATGAGAAATCGTCGTGGTGGTCGCCGTCGTAGAGGTGGTAGACCTATATACGTGAAAGTTTCAAGGGGCGGAATCAGATTATGATATGCTATGCCCCTTTGTCATTTCTATTCCCCGCCCTCATGGGGTTGGAAATAGTGATCGAATAACCGTTCCTTGTGGCAAGTGCTATGCTTGCTTAACTAATCGTCGTGTATCGTGGACAATTCGCTTAACTGAGGAGTCTAAGAAGTGGGATAATTGTATATTCTTATCATTAACCTATGATGAAAATAATCTTTGTCTTAATTGTGATGGTGTTGGAACTATTATTAAAGACGACTTACAAAGATTCTTTAAACGACTCCGCAAAAAATTACATAGAAAAATTAAATACTTTGCGGTCGGAGAGTATGGTACAACAACTTTACGTCCACACTATCATGCAATTATTTTTAATTGCTATGAGAGTGATTATAGTGCTATTGATAGCGCTTGGGGGATTGGCTTTGTTTCTATTGGTAAGGTTACACCTGCCTCCATAATGTATGTAACAAAGTACCATCTAAATAAGACGGACTATCCGTCTAATACTGAACAGCCCTTTTGTTTGGTGTCAAAGGGTATGGGTTTAAACTACGTAGAAAAAATGAAGGATTACCATGAAGGAAAAATTAGAACAGGATTCTATCAGGATTACGAACTTAAGAAAGCCCTACCCAGATATTATAAAGAAAAAATATTTACTAAAGAAGAAATATCTGAAATGGGTAGTATACAACGAAGTAAATCAGATGTTAATCTAGTTCGTGAAATAGAGGAATTTAAAAGGAAGCATCCTTTTGATAATTTTTTCAAATTCAAGCAAAGCGAGGAATTGACAAGACAAAAATTATTTAAACAAAAATCAAATCTTAATAATAAATTATGAAACAATTTGAAAATGTACGTATAAAAAAGCCGACAAAGTCGGTTTTTGATCTTTCTCATGAAAGAAAGATGTCAATGAATATGGGTGATTTAGTGCCATGTTTTGTTAGTGAAGTTATTCCGGGGGATAACTTTCGCTTAAACATGGAAATGCTTGTGCGAATGCAACCCTTAATCGCTCCAGTAATGCATCGTATGAATGTGTCTACGCATTTCTTCTTTGTACCTTATCGGTTGGTATGGGATGCATGGGAAGAGTTTATAACTGGTAAAGTTGCTACAATGCCCATGATTAAAGGTTTAGAGTCAGGATTTCATTTATCAGCATTGGTAAATAATGGAACACTGGCTGATTATCTAGGAATACCAGTGACACGTTATAAGGAAATGGATGATGTATTATTGGATGCGATTCCATTTAGTCAAATACCTTTCAGGGCGTATCAGTTGATCTATAATGAATATTTTAGGGATCAAAATTTAATTACTGAAATTACTAATTATAAGGGATCTGATGATTACGATATAGAGGACTCTGAGGCTACTGATTTAATGACAATTCGCAAACGTTGTTGGGAGAAAGACTATTTTACGAGTGCTCTTCCAACTGCTCAACGTGGAACGCCTGTTCTATTTCCTTTAGTGGGTGATGCTCCTGTAGCAGGTAAATTAAGAGTGTCAACATATGGACATACTGCTCCAGCAGATGGAGATATTAGAGTAGATAATTCAATAGATGATACAATAGAAGATGCTAATGGAGTACCACTAGCAGTATTTCCAACAGGTGACGGTTTGCGTGTAGATTTAACCGGAGCTACTTCAACCACTGTAAATGATATGCGTACAGCGTACGCCATTCAAAGGTGGTTGGAAAAATCAATGCGTTTCGGTCAGCGTTATATTGAACAACTGTTAGGTGTTTTCGGTGTTCGCTCGAGAGATTCAAGGTTGCAACGACCTGAGTATTTAGGCGGTGGAAAAATGCCTCTAACCATATCAGAGGTTCTACAGAACTCTCCTCCTAACGCTGATTATGAGACTCCACAGGGTAACATGGCTGGGCATGGTGTAACTGCAGGGAATATTAACGGTTTTAGTCGTTACTTCGATGAGCATGGTATAATTATTGGAATTATGTCAATAATGCCTAGAACAGCATATAGTCAAGGTTTACCAAAATTGTTCTTTAAAGCATCTCCGTATGAGTTCTTAACTCCTGATTTCGCCCATATTGGCGAAGAGCCTGTATATAATAAAGAATTGTACTTATGCGATAAATTAGACGAAATGAATGTATTTGGCTATCAGCCAAGATACACCGACTATCGTTATATGAATGATACAATTCACGGAGATTTTAGAGATAATCTCTCGTATTGGCATATGGCACGAAAATTTTCGGCAGCACCTTGCCTAGATGAAACATTCGTTACTGCAAATCCAACTTCAGAAATATTTGCAGTGGAGGATCCAGCGTTTCATAAGATACTCGTGCAAAGTTACGCACACTGTAAAGTGAGTCGTTCACTTCCATATTGGGGTGAACCTATGCCATAAAAAAGTTTAGCGAATCATTTTGAGGGGTGTTTTATCCCCTCAAATATGATTTGCAAGCCGTCGGCAGGACAATGTATTAAACACTTAAAAAAACATACTTAAAATGACAAAAAAAGTACTTGTAAGAACTTCGACGAACATCGGTAAGTTCGAAAAATATAAAGGCGAAGCCTTAAATTATAACGCAGAAGGTGCAGTGCCCAATCAATCAATGTCTGTAGAGGAAATTATTCGGCGTTTCGCCTCTGGCTCCGTCATTGACGGTGCCAAACCTCATTATTACGGAGGCGAAGCCTTCGAGGATGAGGATATATTACAAACACAAAGGCTCGACCTTGTGGATATCCATGCAATGGATGTAGAAATAAAACAAAAAATAAAAAAACAAAAACAAGACGCAAAAGCGGCTGAATTGCAAGCAAAGCAGCAAGCGAAAACAAAAGAAGAGGATTATCCAAAAAGCGACGGAAACCAGAAGGTAAAAGGAGGGAACGGAGTGGACGACGAAAGACCGATGGTTGACGAAGCGAAGGAGAAGACTCTTGGATCGCGAAGCGGCGAAGCGGAAAAAAAGTAAAAACATTTTTTAAAAAAAAATGAAAAAAAAAA